CCACACAGGTATGGAATATCATACAACCTCACATTCCATCCTGTAACCACATCAGGAGTGTTTTGTGACCACCAATAGAGGAAAGCATTAAGCATTGCTACCTCATCAGGATAATAATGATAGGTAACATTATTTTGTGTAGGTGTATATGGATATCTTCCCCAAGTAATAATCCCCTTGGTAGCATTATCCTGAATTGATATAGTCAGCATCTCCTCAGAACATGAGTCTGGACTTGGGAATCCCTCCTCTGCCTGAACCTCAATATCCATAGTTACTAAGGATATCTTAGAAATATCAAACTTCACCTCTTCTTCTGGATACTTATCAGAAATATATTGATAGACATACCTCTCATTACCATAGATGGGAAAACCATCCACGCCCTCATACTTCTTATAAAACTCCCTACAATCCCTAATAGTGCCTGGTTGAATAGGCTCTACATTATCACCCTCTAGTGTCTTCCACTTGGAGTTCCTCTTGGATTTTACAAATAGTGTGGGTTGATACTCCTCCTTATAAATCTTTCTCTGACCATCCTCATAACCACGAACCAGAAAGTTGTTGCCAACCATCTGGATATTTGTGTAAAATCTCATTCTTTCACCAGAGTTTCATACTTTTCTTTTAGTTTACTATTAGGTTCAGCAATAGTCAAGATCTTATCAGAGTGAATCATAAACGTATTCTGGGATGTTACATTAACCAACCAGGGAGACATTGTATCCTGATCACCCAAAATCATTGGTTCAGTGAGTTTACAATCTGGTGAACCAAGTTCACCACTAACCTCATCAATCTGAGTGACGAGTGTGAAATTTTTTAGGACCAATACCTTTACATTATCCATTAGTTACTTTTGCCTCTACTTTTGCCTTTTCTTCAATCTTTTTCACCACTGGGGGTTCAGGAATAGGACGATAGTTTCTCCATCTAGCAATCTCAACAGTCTCAAATGTTTCTGTTGGATTACCCCTGTCAATCTTCTTACGGATCACAATGACCTCATCATATGGGTCCTCCTTAACATCAGGGTAATCCATATGAGCATTGAGTCTGACCTGACGATCAAGTTCAATATACTCCACAAATTTTGTGGATTTGGGTTCCACAATGACTGGATACTCTTTCTTTTTAGGTGCCATGATCAGAAGGATTTGGTGTGGATGTCAAGTTCTCCATCATCAATATGGGCATGATCAATATATTCAATGTGACCATGCACCATATTTATTGTAATGGTCCCACTCTCCAATACCTTTGCTATCCTATCTAGGGAGTCTGCTATCCTGAATAAGCTGTTGTCCATGATGAGGAGGAGGTTCTGTCCTCCATAGTATAGGCGAAAAAAAGGGGGGTGTCAACTGGATTGTGCCAGTTTCCCCCTGTGCCCATGGGCGACGATATTCAGTTCTATTTAGAGAGTATCTGTGGTCTCTGGCGGATTTAAAAAATGCATAATATATGAGACACATATACAAGGAACTAATATAATAACCCAGGCATAACAGAACGCTATGGCAGATGATTTAATGTCTTCTAACATTGAACGTATCAAAGTACATATTATATAGAAAAGTGTATCATAGTGATACACTTTTGGTATCAACCATAGCAATATTAGGTCAGGAGATTAAAACCACTCCTTTCTCTTATGAGAATCAGGGACAATCCTACCCAGTGTGATGGTTAGCAACCCATTCTCAAATTCAACTGATCTAACTTCCGTTTCATCTGAGAGGCTCCAAGTTCTGGTGAAAGATCGTTGAGCCAGTCCTCTATGGACATATGTTTTGCCTGATCCTTCGTCATCTTCTTTCTTTCCTTCAACGAAGAGTTTTCCGTCTTCTGTGTAGACTGTGACATCTTTTTTTGAAAATCCTGCTAGTGCTAGTTCAAGTAAGGATTCGCTGCTGCTTACTTCAACTAGGTTATAGGGAGGGAAGTTTGACTGTGTTTCTTGTAGTTTAAACAACTTGTCAAAGTATTGATCCATCCCAATACTATTCTTATTTATACGATCCATCAAGGCAGGAAGGTCTGACGCACCATACTTATAGGTGTTAAGGTTACCCATTATTTTAGCTCCTTTGAAAGCGAGTTTGTGTTTTGTGGACCCCGAAGGCATCCATACTTATTTATAGCATAGAAGATAAAAAACGGGGTAGTGAACCCCGTAGTTTTTTATTCGGTTATCAAGCAAGAAACTTACGATAAACTCCCTGCTTTTCCATTTGTTCATGCTCCAGGGATTTAGATGTGACATCAAGAGTAATCATGCCATCATCACGCATGATGATACGATCAGTTGCTACACAAAATAAAGAATAAAGTACATCCATTCTTTTTTCATTACTTAGGTCCACGGCAGTGGTGTTCCAAAACTTGAGAAATTGCTCTGTGAGAGTAGATACTGGATTATCAGCATCTTCCTCAAGTTCACTGTCAAGAAGTTCAAGAAAAATCTTACATTCATCCAGATACCCATAACGCTCACACAGAGCAATGTATGCACGAAGTGTTTTACGCTGGAGAGAAAACTTATCCAATACATTCTCATAATCACCACTGGTTTTTAATGAGTTGAGAATGTTCTTAAACCAATTTTCGTAACTAGAGATAGCATTTTGCATCGTCAAACGCCACTTTCTCTGGCGCTTCATGATGTCACCAAGAATCGAAACTTCGTCCTTGTGTGCTTTACGATACTTCCGTTGAATTTCATCAATCGGATTACGTTTCTTATTAGTAGCGGTCCTACTAAAACAGTCAGGTTGAACACCAGTAACAACAATCATCCTAAAGACACGATCATCAGCACACTTTGCAATAGCAGACAATCTATGCTGTGCTTCGGTAAGATTTCCTTCAGTATTGAAGGTCATTGGCTGTCCATCCAACAACCAATTATCATTTTCAATACTTCGGTAAATTTTATTTACTTGAGAGTTAGTAATCTTACGATTATCACGATTATGATAATCAAGAATGTAACGTGCCATCTCTGGCGTCACGTCTATCATGAACGCAGTGTATTCATCAGTTTTAGGATTGAACGAAAGAACGTTCAATCCATTATCAGTAATAGTCATAGTCAGTTGAGTAAGTCAACAGTAATAATATATCATAAAAAAAGACCCCTGTCAAGGGGTCTGCGGGTTTCCGACTTTTGTAGAGACCGCACGAAAAGAGTCTCAGTTTATTTAGTCCTCGTGCTCATCAAACGAGTCAGTCAAGTCCTTGGATGGTGGTCCAAAGGACAGGTATATGCCATAAAATGTGGATATCGCTACTGCCAAACAGATGATGACTATCAGATTCATTCTGCTTCCTGAGTCTTTCCTTTTTTGCCAATATTGTACTTCTGTTCAAGGGTCCACTCAACCTTATCCCTATATGGCAGGACTTTAATCTGATTCAATGGAGCAATATCCGTGATTGAATCTTCCTTTACAACACTAATGAGACCCCAGTCAGCAAGAAGGCGAGTAATACGATTCCTACGCTGAACGTCGTTAACAGTAATGTTAGCGTATTTGCCATCAAGAGCAAACAACTCCTTAAAATGCACTATGTAATATTTACCCTGTTTGTGCAGAATATGGCAGGATTGATAAAGTTTCTTTTCTTTTCGTGAAGCTACACCAATTCTTGTTAATGTTTCCCTTACCTTGAGGAAGTCATCTGGTTCATTCAATACAATCTCAATCATTTTATCCTGAGACCAATGAACCTGGGGTTCAGCAGTTTGATTCATTTTTTACCACCAGTATCAAGTTTTTGTTTAATAAAGAGCAATTGTTCATTAGTTAAGATTTTCAGTGCTTGTGCTGCCTTTTCATTACTATAACCATAGTATTTTTTGACAAACTCAATGTCTGATACCTTTTCTTTACGAACCCAGGGAGAGAATCTCTTCCTCTTTCTCAATATATTTAGATAAAAATTATATTGCATATCCTTATCTAAAAAATGATACCTGTTCATTTCATTAGCAAACAAAACACAATCCAGATGCCCTGATAGACACCTGTTTACAATGTATGGTGGATACTCCTTGATGTCCTCACTCAGGTCTTCTTTTGTGAAGTTGATAGAATTCAACCAGTCTTTCAGTTCCATTGTTTAATTCTTTGATAAAAATCACTACCTAAACAAAAATCAATTTGTTCTCTATTATAAACTCCAAGTGGTGTTTCTACTAATTCAAAATAATGCTGATCAAACACTTCTTCATGATAGTGAGACCAATTTCTTTGAAGATTAGACTTGAGAAATCTAGCATTAGCAGTTCTACCATCAACAACTATAAGAGTACCAGGCAATAAAAAATGCTCCATTGCAAGAATATCTGCAGACATAGGTAATCTGTCAGGGTGATTTGTATTGATCCCTCTTACATGGGCAGTGGGAGAGAATTGATCTGGTCCATCCAGATAAATTAAATCAGGGCAAACATTAGGCAAATTCTCAAAATATGTGCAAATTCTATCATTAAAAGTTGAGACAGAACATGGAGAATAATGATAGTTAATATGAGTTGTTTTTTTAGTGTTTTTGCAAACCTCAATCCATTCTTTATTATTATCTACTGAAAAACATTGAAATGAATTACTTCTTCTCAAATTATTTTTTACAAAAGCAGAGCATCTCTGTTCATTTGAATTCAGTGCATGATCAAACACAATTGAACTCTTACCTACTCCAAACTCAAGAATGGTAGTAACATTTCTAGAGGTGACTAAGTAATGCAATCTCACCAGATCATCAAGTTCTGGTTCAAATGCCTCTTTTAAATTAGGATCAACAGAGCGAAAAGTTGAATGTTCTAACTTTTTCTGAACCTCACCATATTCATTTAAGTCAATGTTTAATAATTCATGAAAAGGGTTTTTTTGAAGATACTCTTCATATGAATCAAGTTTTGCAAAAAAATTCATTGTATTTTTTTAATAGAATTTCAGTTCCACAGTTCAACCTCAATATATCTTTTAAGTTCCTTGTCTTCAACATCATTTGGAATCTCATTCTTGTAAAAGATCCTATAACTATCAGATCCATACTTACCAATACCAAATAGTTTAGTGGCATCCTCACCATCCCACTTGAGAATATCATGGGTCATACGCATGATACGATGTGCCCTGATATTAAACATACCAAGTGGTTTGATGAAGTCAGAGAGGCTATCATGCTGCCACACCTTTAGGAACTCCTCCGGTGTGGGTGTTATCTTGAATAGTTCTGTGAGGATTGGTTTTGCCTGTTTCCTATCAGTCAGGTTAAGGCAGATGACACCAACCATGTGCTGCCATACATTCTCTACCTGTTGTTGGACCATCAGTTCATCAACCATCAACCAGACCCTCCTTCTTCAACTTAGCAAAATTATAACAACCTTCAAATGCTAACTGAATCTTTGGTTTCTTTCCATAGTTCATAAGGATAAGTTCCCTCCTATCCTTCTGCTCCCTCATATATTTACCAGTTGACCTCATCGTATAGGTGTGATCAAACTCTGCCTCTGACCATCCCTCAAACCTGTTCCTGACCATCTGATCAGAGTTATAGGACACCATACAATCAATACTGGTCTCTGCACACTGGCGGGCAAAAACATCGTGATTGAATCCCCTGTGCATGTTGCCCCTCTTGCCATAGATATTGTCCTTAATATCATATGGTGGATCAAGATAGATAAATGCTTTTCTGTCAGATGACTCACCCAACAACTCCTCATAGGAAAGATTAGTGATCTTCCAGTTCCTGATAATCTTTTGATATTGTGACAATCTCTCAATACCTTTCTCTGAAAAGTTACTAACAGATGCCATCTTTGAAAATGATGATGACTCTGTAAGACCAGAGAAGGAGCATTTATTTACAATAAAGAAGGCACATGCCTTCGGAAAATCACCAACACTATCATCAGATAGATGACCCTTTGATGAGTTAAAGAGTAATCTACATTTATCTTCTGTATTATGAAATCTCTTGATTGATCCAAGAAAATCACTCATCTCATCACCCCTCTCCTGAAGTTGTCTCCAGAAGTTTACCAATGGCAAGTAAAGATCATTTACCCACACATCCAGATGTGGATACATCTTACTCAGATGTATTGCTATTGAACCACCACCAATAAAAGGTTCACGGTATTCTTTGTAGTCTAAAAGATTAGGAAAATGTGGAACAATCTTATTGATAGCACGGGATTTTCCGCCAGGATAACGAAGAGGTGTCTTCAATGACTTCATAATCAGTGGATGTAGTATTCAAAATTAAAGAAAGAGGAACCATGCATGAACTTTGTGCCATGATGCCCAAAACCTGATCCCCCATGGGTGTGCTTATGGTAATGACAGAATCCCCTATTCCTATGGCAGTGGTGATGCTTGTGAGAGGGCATCCAGTTGCGATGGGTGTGTGGGCGATGGGGATGATGTTTATATCTATTTGCCTTGTGTGCCATGGCTGGTGTGCTTAGAAGCATACTACCAGCTAATACCAAGAGTAACTTTTTCACTCAATTACCTCTAATAAATTGTTTACAGAATTGGACAGTGATCTATATCCTGTGCCAACATAAATCTGACCTACCACCACTGAAACAGTAGCGACACTCCAGAATATGTAGTACCACCTACTCTTGACTTGATGTTTTTTGCCTTGTTTCTTCATCTTCATAAGTGATAGAAATTCTTTTTTTCACGTATCCCTTAGAGTCTATCACAAGACACTCATTAATACAACAGTTGTCAAGTGCCTTCTCAATGTTCTGTAACTGCATATGCAGCATCAAATTCCTATCGTACTCACTCAGTCTTTTCATTGTAGTATGCTATGGTTTTGTGGAACTCTTCCAGTGGGTCAGGATATTTATCAGGATATTGAATCCTGTTTATCCTTTCTTTAAACTCTTTTAGTTCTGGAATATGCATATACCCCAGAACATCAATGAGTGCTATAAGTTCATCTTCATCCAGCTGGATATTACGGATGCCATAGTGTTTCATTTGACCCCCTGAGGCCATTCTTCAATCTCTACCAAATCATAATCCCAATCCTCAATAACAGGATTAGCATACAGACGATCAGAAAGAAGGTCCAGTTCTTTTCTTGCTATCTCCTCAGTCTCTGCTTCCAACCAAACATCAATCACTTTACCCAGTCTAAGTTTTTTAATATTCAAATCAGATAATCTTCTT